TTATAGTGGAGTTTACGTATCTGCGTATGTTTCTAAAGGTGCACAAGATGCTTGGGAAAAAGTTTTAGATGGAACATACACTGGATTTTCAATTGGTGGCAACATAAAGACTTGGGATGATGCTTATGATGAAAAAATTGATAAAACAATTCGTGTAATCAAAACATATGAACTACATGAGTTATCTCTTGTAGATAATCCAGCAAACCAATTTGCAAATATTTTATCTATTGAAAAGGTAAATGGACAAAACGTAGTAGATGGATACTTATCAAAAACAGAAATTGAAAATGTATTTTGGGATTCAGAAAACGGTATTGTTATGGTTTCAGATTCTGACTCAGTAACAAGTCCAGTAACTGGAAACAAAATGCAAAATATTGGTTTTATAGAAAAGAATGATAAAGATAATGCAGAAATGATAAAATTCTTAGTTGATAGTGCTAAAGGCATTAATACAATTAAGATTACTAAGGAGGTAAATCAAATGACAGAATCAACAGAAGCAGTTGTAGAAACTGCAGTTGAAAATGCAGAGATTGCTCCAGAGGCACAGCCAGCAGAAGTAGCAGCAGACGTAACAACAGAGGTTGTTGCAGAAACAGCAGAAACTCCTGCAGTCGCTGAAGAAGCACCAGTAGTTGAAGAACTTGCTGTTGCTAAATCGGATGATGGTGGTGCAGAATCTTCTGCTGCAAAAGCAGCAGTTGAAGTAGAGAATGTAGTGGAAAAATCTATTGCAGATGTTAAAGAAGAAGTTGCCAAGGCAGTTTCAGAAATTAATACTTCTCTTACTAATGCCTTTGGCGATCTTGCTGCAACTATCAAATCTCTTAATGAGAAGGTAACAGCAGTAACAAAATCTCTTGATGCAGTAACATCAGATGTTAACGGTATCAAGAATAACTTTAACGAGTTTGGCAAGCGAGTAGATCTTGTAGAGCAAGATACCGCTTTCCGCAAGTCTGGCGATCTAGGCGAGATCGTACAGGAATCACCACAAGTGGTTCAAAAATCCCTATGGGGCGGTCGTTTCCTCACATCAACCGACCTATTTAACTAAGGTAAAATCACTAGGAGGTGAAAAATAATGTCGGAACAAAATAAAGACCTAGAAAAAAACTATCCAGGATCAGGCGGAGCAGGCGCAGAGATTAACTCTCAAGGCTCATTCGTTTCTGGTGGTGTAGGTAGTGCAACTGGTTTGGACTCTGCAGCACAGTCTGTAGGATCACAACTTGGTAACACTGCTACTGCAGCATTCGGTGCAACAACTGGAGCAAACGCAGTAAACCCAACAGGTGTTGCAGGTGGTATTTTAGCACCAGAGCAAGCACGTCGTTTTATTGACTACGTATGGGATGCAACTGTCCTCGCTAAAGATGGCCGTCGTGTCACCATGAGAGCAAACACCATGGAAATTGAGAAGGTAAACGTTGGTGAACGTGTAATTCGTGCTGCTGCTCAAGGCGCACCAGATTATACAAACATCGGTGCAACATTCTCAAAGGTAGAACTTACAACCAAAAAGATTCGTCTTGATTGGGAAGTATCAACTGAAGCACTTGAAGACAATATTGAAGGTGGAGCACTTGAAGATCATTTAGTTCGCTTAATGACCAATGCTTTCGCAAATGATATTGAAGATCTTGCTATCAATGGTCTTGGAACAGGCGCAGACGCATTCCTTTCAATTATGGCAGGATTCGTAAAGCAGACCCGTGGAACAGTAGGAAATGCTGCTCACGAATATGCTGCAACAGTTTCAGATAACAACTACACTACATCAGTAATGCAGGGCTTGCTTCTAGCAATGCCACGCAAGTATCGTGCACTTAAGTCAAACCTTAAGTTCTATGCTGGTACTGATGCTTTTGCTGGTATCGTTCGTAATAACGGTACTCTTGCAGATGCTATCTCAGCAGCGTTCTCAGATCGCACTGGTAGCACACAAGCAAACCGTCAAGAATTCCTTGATGGAACTGCACAAACACTTGGTAATGCACGTACAACTCGTGTACTTGGTGTAGATGTTCTTGAGGTTCCTTACTACCCTGCAGGTTATGTTGATTTAACATTCCCTCAGAACCGTGTATGGGGCTTCCAGAGAGATATCACTGTAAACCGTGAATACAAGCCAAAGAAAGACACAATTGAATACACAGTATTCGTACGCTTTGGTATTCAATGGGAAGAACTAGATGCAGTCGCTTATGTTGACTCAGATAGCGCTGATTCCTAAAATATAACAATCACGTACTAGGGAGGGCGGTATAAAAACCGTCCTCCTTATTGTTATTCTGGTATAATTACAAATGAGTACAGGAGAATTATGAATACAACAATGGAAGAACTATCAACTAAAAGTGTCTTAGCATTAAAGTCATATGCTAAAAAAAATAATATAGAACTTTTTGAAGCAACTACCAAACTTGAAATTTTAGAAATCATTGCTAGTTGGTTTCCACCAGAAAATAAAGAAGAGCGTGTAGAAGAAGTGGATAAGGCTGAAAACATAACAAACAAAGTAGCCTTATATTCAGATAAAAATCTTCACATGGATAATTTAGGTGCATTAAAAGTGGGGTACAACATAGTATCAAAGGAGGCATCGGAAAAGTGGCTAACTCATAGGCTAGTACGTATAGCGTCGCCTGAAGAAGTAGCATCTTATTACCGTAAAGATTAATGTCAACAGTACTTCGCTTACCACCATACCCGCTTTCCGTAACCTATAAGGTTCCAGACGAAACAGCAGACTATATACTTGTCATTGAAGATGTTCCAGAGCAAACAGAAATTGAAGAATTCATTAGTGGAGAATCTGGATTAACATCTTCTTCAGAAGGAACAATTACATATGAGTTAAATGGAGATTTTGTAAAATATGACAAATCTTATGCAGTTACTATTTATGAAGACATTAATGGAGAGCGTGGTGACATTGTAGTTGAAGATAACCTACAGATTGAGCGCCCATACGTAGATCCAACAGAACTGGCAATTGCAAACAATGAAACCTCTGCAACAGATATTGCCAAGTATAAAGAATATGAATCGTTAGCACGAGCAATTATTGATACTATAGTTGACGGATTTTATTATAAACGCAAATATCTTGAGGTAGTTGGACAAGAAACAGACTATATTCCACTTTGGGATAGAACACATAAAATTTTAAAGGCATATGAAAATGCAGAACTGGTTTACGATATTAATGATTCAGATGGACCAGCATTAGGCGATTTTAATTATTTAATTACTAAAGATAAAACTGCAATTACAAAAGACCCAGTACAAGCAACAGATTCTTTAAATAGGGCAGAAAGACGTCCAGCAAGAATTCCAGTAGCCTCTTCAGATTCATTTGCAATATTTGATACAGAGGATAGTGGAAATGTTCAGACCATCACCGCTGGCGTAGGATTTCCAAATGGAACAGATTATATTTTCTTAGTAGAAACAGGATATAAGGTGGTTCCTATTGATATTCAAGATGCTACAAAGTTATTGATTAATGATATTAAATGTGGCAAATTAGATTATTATAAGAGATATGTAAAAAACTACAGCACTGATCAATTTAAAATTGAGTATGACAAGAGAATGATTGAGGGTACTGGAAATATTATTGTAGACAAAATTTTGTCTAAGTATGTTGATAATATTGTTCGTCCTGGAGTTTTATAATGAACTCATGTGAAGTTACAGACTTTATGTATCCAATGAAGGCTGATGTATATTTTCCAATTCTTACACAAGGGGAATATGGTCAACCTAAAAAGGATTGGGTTTATGATAGAACTATAATCTGCAATGCAACACCAGTAGGTGGTTTAGGAACAGAAGATATTAAACCAGAAGCATTTTTACAATATGAAAATAAACTTATTGCAAGGACCCAAAATGACCCCAGACTTTCTTCAAATAATGCTAACAATGCAACAACAAATATACTTGTAACAAATGTTAGAGATGCAAGTGATAACACAATTTATAAAGAAACTGCTGGGCCAAGATCTGGCAGAGGAACTATTTATGAGATAGCAACAGTTGAGCCATTTACTGGACCATTTGGATCTATAGAATATTATAAAATGCTATGGCGTAGAACTGAAAATCAGACTGTAGGTGACTAATGATAGTTACAATGAATACAAAACTTTTTGATAAACAAATGAAAAATATTATTGACTATTCTGTTGGATTTTTAGATGGTATTCATAAAGGTAAAAAAGTATTTTTAGATAGGTTAGGCCTCGGAGTGATTCAGGCTCTTGCACAATATGTTGATGTTGAAGCAAGATCAAATCCAAAAGCATTGCACCATATTTATGAGTGGAATCAAACTGGTAGCCCAAATGCAAGATTGTTTGATTTAAAATATACTGTTAGTAATCTTGGATTGTCTATTAATTCTTCATTTAGACAGTCAAGAACGGTGTCTGAAAAAATGACTGTGCCATTTTATAATAAAGCAAAGATTATGGAAAATGGTGTTCCAGTTACAATTGCGCCAACTAAATCTAGGGTGTTAAAATTTGATGGACCAAGTGGAGAAGTTTTTACAAGTAAGCCAATTACCGTAGACAATCCTGGGGGAGATATGGTTTATGGAAGTTTTGAAAAAACAGTAGATGAGTTTATCTTAAGATATTTTAAGCAATCATTTTTAAAGGCTTCTGGTATTTATGATTATATTAAAAAGCCAAAACTTTATAAGGCAAACATGAAGGCTGGATCAAGAATGGGTAGAAGCAAGGGTATTGATACAGGGTTTAAATGGATTGCTAATGCAACAATTGGGGTAGAATAAGACTATGAGTATATTAACGGACACTGGTTTTCCACCCACATTTTTAAATAGATATGTTTTGTCTGAGTTAGCATTTTATGAACTTGTAGCAGAATCAGATTTATTATCTCCAGGTGTAAATCCTATGGTTCCAGCACAAATTCCAACCAATATTGAAGATTTATATAATGATAGTATTCAAATTAGGCAAACAGAAAGCCCAGTATTAATTGTCTATGATAGATTGATGAGATTTAGACCTACCCCTTTTTATGCTCATAAAAGAGAACAGTTGATCTATTTTATATACTCTACGGATGTTGGTAAATTAATAGACTCAGTTCGTGTTATTTCAAATGCCCTTGATCGTGAAGACGCCTCAGCCCAAGACATCAACTCCTACAGTCTTTCAAATCCAATACTAAACTCCGCTGGAGAAGTATCTATCCCATATAACATTTATTTTCACAATACCAGGGTATATCAGGCGGACGAAAGTAGGGACGTAGCAGAGTTGGCATCCGCAAGAACCCTTTTTGTTAACAAACTAATTATTGAGTATGACTATCACATCAAGACTGAGCCAGATTCTAGATATACATAAACAGCGGTATAATAGGTTTTGAGGAAACACGCCAAACAACTTAATATACTTTATGAAAGAGGTGAAATAATATGCCATATAGCCGTGGTACGTCAAACAACATTATCGTTGGTGCAGCAGCACTTTTCGTTGCTGATACAACTCTAACTCCAGGTACACTGGAGGCTTTTGACGCAAGTGAGTCTTTTAAAGATACACTTTCAGATGAAGCAGATTACACTAACATAGGTTACACCATGAACGGTCTAGAATTGCAGTTCCAACCAGACTTCGGTGAAGTCCAGGTAGACCAAATTCTTGACGTTGCAAAACTATATAAGCAAGGTATGCAGGTTAATCTTGCTACCGCTTTTGCTGAAGCAACACTAGAAAACTTGCTTCTTGCATTAGCATTTTCTGATGCACAACTTACAGGAAACAAGGCAGCATCTACAGGTCAGACACTTAATCTATCTGCAGGTGAACTTGGAGAATGTCCAGTAGAACGAGGAATCGTTGCTGTTGGACCAGGAACTGGAGATTGCGACAACTCTGACTCTGTTGAGCGTGTTTACACAGCATATCGTGCTCTATCAATTGAGAACGTAACTGTATCCGCAAAGCGTGACGAAGCGTCAATGTTTGAAGTTTCATTCCGTCTTCTTCCAGAAGATGCGTCAGGATCATACGGTAAGATCGTAGATCGTACATTTGGTCAATCATAATCTAATTTTAGATTAAAGCAAAAGCCCATCTCTTATGAGGTGGGTTTTTTCTTTTGCCTATGATAGAATAGATAAATCATGGCAACAACAGTTTATCAAAATAAAGTAATAAATCTTATTGATGGAACAGAACTAGAGATTATTCCATTAAAAATAAAATATCTTCGTGAGTTTATGGAGGCTTTTGAAAATGTAAAAAAGGCCGAGGACGATGACCAAGCAATAGATTGCTTAATGGAATGTGTTAGGATTGCTATGAAGCAATATTATCCAGGAATAGCGTTAAAAAAAGATGACATAGAAGATAGTTTTGATATGCCCACAATATATACAATTTTAGATGTTTCAGCAGGAATAAAAATAAACAGGGGATCAGAGGAAACTGTTAAAACTCAGGCAACAGAGAGTGGATCAACCTGGTCTGATTTAGACTTAGCAAAAATTGAGGCTGAAGCATTTTTATTGGGTATTTGGAAAGATTATAAGGAGTTAGAAGAGTCTTTATCTATGCCAGAGTTAATGGCTACACTTTCTAGTCGTAGAGAACTTGATTACGAAGAAAAAAAATTTCTTGCTGCAATTCAAGGGGTAGATTTAGACAAACAGTCTGGATCGTCACGAGGCCAAAAGGAGTGGGAAGATATGAAGGCTAGAGTATTTAGCAAAGGTGCAACAAATGATAGTAAAGACATCTTGGCACTCCAAGGACAAAATGCTAAAAAAGCAGGGTTTGGTATTGGCATGGGATTAGAGTATGAAGATTTGACAAAATAAAATAATAGGTATGTGATAAACTATAAGAATGGAAAAAACTAAAAAAATGAAAAAAGGCTTTTGGGATTCAGTTTGGGCTGGAAACCATTCATATGTTAGTAAAAATAGTACAAAAGAATTGCCATGGGAAACGTATACCTATGATAAAAATTTGGAAGAATTTGTAAATCAAAATAATATTGAAGAATATGATGTTCTTGAACTTGGATGTGGGTCTGGAAATGATACATTATTCTTATCAAAAAAAGCAAAAAGCGTAACTGCCATAGATGTATCTGAGGTTGCAATAAATATTGCTAAGGAAAATAATGTCGGTAGAAATAACGTAGAATTTATTGTGGGAGATTTACACTTTGATTTGCCAGACAAAAAATATGATCTTATATATGATAGGGGTTGTTTTCATAATAATTTAGATATAATAAATACTTATTTTAAAATTTTGTACTCAAGGCTAAAGCCTGGTGGAAAGGCAATTTTAATTTCTGGTAATCTAAATAATAAAAATAACAGATATACCACACCAGATGCCATAAACATCTCAGCAGTAGAATTACCATCCTCTGGCTTATTTCATATAAAATATGTAAAAGAAATAGTGCACGAACTAAACAAGAATTATGAAAACTGCCTAGGCTGGTTTTTTGTTTTAGAAAAAATAGACCCCTTTATTTAATTACCTCCCATATTTAGTTTTTTAGGCATTTAAGGCATTAAAAATACTTGTAAAAATAAGGCCCTTACATGATATAATTAACATAGCCTATAGGAGGAAAAATCAATGGCAACAAGCACGTATGAAGAGGTAGAACTAGTTCTTTTGGACGGTACAAAGATTAAGGCAAGACCGCTTAAAATCTCATTACTTCGTCCATTTATGAAGAAGTTTTCAGAACTAGCAGAGGTGGCAGAAGATAATGACAAGTCAACGACTGTCCTTATTGATTGTGTTCAAATTGCTATGAAGCAATATAAGCCAGAAATTGCAGATGATGCTAAAAAGTTAGAAGAGAATATTGATCTTCCAACTGTTTATAAGATTATTGAATCTGCTTCAGGGGTAAAACTTCAAGATGCAAATGCACTCTTGAACACAGTTCTTGCAAACAATTAAACAATGAGGTGACAAATGAGTGATGTTAATGCCAAAATTGGCGTACAAATTGATACGTCGCAGGCGTTAGCGGAACTTAAAAGTTTACAGCGACAGTTAGCACTATTCCATACTTCGGTATCAAAGGGTAGTGCTTCTGCTGCTGCTCAACAAAGAAACATGCAGCAGAATCTGCTGAACTCAATAAATGCTACTGGTAAATTCTCAGCACAGATGGGTGTCGTTAGAACATCCACAGAATCTTTCACAAATGCTCTTGAAAAAAACAAACTTTCAATGCGGGAATATTTCCGTTATGCTGGCGGATCTACAAAAACATTTGGAAGATTATTTAAATCAGAATTTGACACAATTGGCAAAGTAGCACAAGATCGTGTAAAAAGATTACAAACACAATATATTAAGTTAGGCCGTGATGCAAGCGGTGCAATGAAGGCTATCTCTGTTACTCCAACTAGCCTAAATATGAAAGACTACGGAACACAGGTTGCATTAGCAGCACAAAAGCAAGCATTATTCAATCAGTTAGTAAAACAAGGATCTACAAATCTTTTAAACTTTGGTAAAAATACACAGTGGGCAGGTCGCCAACTTATGGTTGGTTTTACAATTCCTCTTGCCTATCTTGGAACTGTTGCTGGAAAAACTTTTATGGATCTTGAAGCACAAGCCATCAGGTTTAAGCGTGTATATGGAGATATATTTACAACAACAGAACAAACAAATGAGGCTCTTGAAAATGTAAGACAACTTGCAGAATCATTTACTAAGTATGGAATTGCAGTTGTAGATACGATGAAGATGGCAGCAGATGCTGCAGCAATGGGTAAGACTGGTGCAGAACTTACAGCGCAGGTAGCCCAAGCAACAAGACTTGCAGTTCTTGGTGGTGTAGAGCAAGGACAGGCTCTAGAAACAACTATATCTATTACAAACGCATTTGGTACAGCAGCAGAAGATTTGGCAAAAAAGATTAACTTCCTTAACGCAGTTGAAAACCAAACAGTCGTATCTATTGAAGATTTAACTATTGCAATTCCTAAAGCAGGTCCAGTTGTAAAACAACTTGGTGGAGATGTTGAAGATTTAGCATTCTTTTTAACAGCAATGAAAGAAGGCGGAATCAATGCATCAGAAGGTGCTAACGCACTTAAGTCTGGTTTAGCATCACTCATTAATCCAACTAAAAAAGCATCTGAAATGCTTGCAGATATGGGAATTAATATCAAAGCAATTGTTGAAGGTAATCAGGGTGATATTAAGAGTACAGTTATTGACTTTTCAAGAGCGCTGGATACTCTAGACCCACTTAATCGTGCTCGTGCAATTGAGCAGTTATTTGGTAAGTTTCAGTTCTCACGTTTATCAACATTGTTTCAAAACGTAACAAAAGACGGAACACAGGCTGCAAAAGTTCTTGGATTAACAACAAATTCTGTTGAACAACTTGCAATTATGTCTGAAAGAGAACTTGGAGTTTTAGAGGATGCAGTTGGAACTAAGTTTAAAAAAGCAATTGAGGATCTTAGATTAACACTTGAACCAGTTGGCAAAACATTTTTAGAGGCAGTAACACCAATTGCACAATCAGTTGCAGGTTTGCTAGATAAGTTTAATAATCTTGGAGATGGCACAAAGAAGTTTATTGTAGTTGCAACAACGCTGGTTGGAATTATTGGTCCAGTATTATTAATGACTTTTGGTTTATTAATGAACGCAGTAGCAAACGGAATAAAACTATTTGCAATAATGCGTACAGGATTTTTAAAACTTGGTGGAAATAGCAAAATTCTTGCAGAACAAACAAACTATTTATCGGTAGAGCAACTAGAGGCTGCAACAGTAGCAGCATCATTAAACCAAGCACATAATAGACTCACACAACAATTTAATATTGAGGCATCTGCTGTAAGAGCACTTCGTCAAGCATATATTGATGCAACAGTCGCTGCAGCCAACTTTGCAAGAACAAATCCAGGAATGATGATGCCTGGCAGAGGCGGGGCACCAAAGAAATTTGCAAGAGGAACTGCATCTGTACCAGGAAGAGGTAACAAAGATAATGTTCCTGCAGTGCTTATGCCTGGAGAAGCGGTAATTCCAACAGACATTGCACAAAATCCACAAGTCCAGCCAATTATTGAAGCATTGCTTGGCGGTAAACTTCAGGCATTTGGAACTGGAACTGGAGATGCACAACCATTTGCTAACTCTCCAAAGTTCCAACCAAAGATGGATCTTAGTGGGCCTTCAGCACAAGTTCTTAATACTAACCCAAGCCAAATAAATAGTCTTCTTTTGGGCAAATCAGCATTTACAGAAACCAACGAAGCCTTTGCTGCAAGAAACGCAGCACTTCTCGCAAGAATGCAAGGGGCAAAATCTCAAACAAAATCAAACCTAGTATTTGGACATGCTGTAGATCATAAACAGATTTCTGGAACAAAGGTTTCAGAGCAGTTTAGAAAACTTGGTTTTGGAAGAGAAAACCTATACACTGCTGTTGGGTTTGATATTCCTAAAGAAATGAATGGGCAACTAAATAGAAAAAATTCAACAGTTACTGCTGGAGAATATAGACGAGCAATTCTTGATGATAACTCTTTAAGAACAATGACAATAAGTCTTTCTAAGCAGGGAATTCCAGATACAGATGCGCTTAGAGTTGCAAAAGAAATTAGAACTAATTTATTAAAATCTTTAAATTCTTTACCAGATAATGCTTTAATTAATGACAAGATGATTTATTCTAGAATGGGTAATGAAAGGTCTGGAATCATGGGTGCTCTTGCAAAATCTGCAGACCCAATTGTATCTAGATCAGCAAGAACCTTGCTTGGTGCAGCATCTACAAGTGCTGTTGGTGGATCAAGCATTAAAACAGATAAATTAAAATCAATTGATGATGTTATTAAGGCTGTACAAAAAACTAATTCAAATCCAATATTAGTTAAAAAATTAAATGAATTGAAAGCAATTGATCCAAAACTATTAATTCCAACCAGTTTAAATGATAAAGGTGAAATTGTTGCTTACCGCAGACCTGAAATAACAGGTGGAAAAATTACAAAGAATAACGTAATTAATGGACTAATTGATGGTAAGTTTAAATCACAAAGAGAGTTCCTTGGTGGAGGAAGACAAGTTCTTAAAATTACTAAATCAATGAATGATCGTTTTGATAGATTAATTGGTAAACAACCTCAAAAAGAAACTGTTGCTGTTAGAGCAAGAGGAGAGTACAAGGTTGACGCAAAGGGTAATTTAACCCCACTAACTGGACAAAACACCGAAAGAAAACCAGCATCCATTCAAACAACAAGTAGAAATGTTTCAGACAATAGAACAACAACACTTAATCCAAACGAAACTGTAGTTCAAAGAATCCGAAGACTTCGTGGGTTTGCAAATGCACCACAAGTTGATCCAAAAACTGGAAGCACAACAATGGGAGAAGTATCCCAATCAGCAAGACTATCTCGTGCACAGTTGTTGGCAGCGGTAGAAAAAATAAGTTTAAAAGAAGCCAAAAGACGTATAGCAGCAGAAGGCAAACTAACAAATGCAATGAATGAGTCTACAGAGGCTCAAAAGACAACAAAGCAAAAGTTATCAGAGTTTAGTTCAAAGGCAAGTCTTGGTATAGGTGCAGTTTCTGGACTTACAATTGCAGCATCTTTTGCTGGCGGTAAATTAGGAGAAATGGCTCAAACAATAATGCCATTTGTTTTTGGATTACAAGGTATAGTTGCATTACTTCCAATGCTTGCAAATCCATGGGTTGCAGCAGTAGCAGCAATTGCTTTGGTTGGTGGAACATTATATAAGATGTCAAAAGACATGGAAAAAGCAAGGCAAGAAGGAATTAATCTTTCTAATGCAATGAGTATGACTTCAAAGAAAATTGTTGATCTATCTGTAATATCTGGAACTGTTAGCGCAAGTGAAGAGGCTGCTAGAAGAAGAAAGAATATCGTTTCTGGAACAGTTGAGGGACAAAGGCAATTTGGACAAAATGTATTGGGTAGTGAATTTGGAAAACAAATACTTGCAGATATAGAAATTCAATCTAAAAATGGTCAATCTATTAAGCAAATATCTCAAAATTTAGCCAATAACTTAGCAGTAGCAGTTGCTCAAGGTGCAGTAACAACAAGCCAAGCAAGAAGTATTGCTGCAGCCCTTGGAGAAGAACTTGGAAGTTATGAAATACCAGCGCTTGTTAGCGGCAAACTTGTA